ACAAGCTTCTTACAAAAACGGAAACTTTATCATGAACACTCTCTCTTCTTTTGTTGGCTATCCCGCTTACGTGACACGTTGGACGATAGGCCGCGTCTCATTACGCGCTGTATTGGCGGGTATGTTCCTGCGTTTGTCCGTCTCCCTTTTGCGCCCTCATTTTACTAAGAAGACGCGCAACGATGTCAGTGACGCAGGAACGTACGCCCTTAATCAGATTCTCCTCGAGCTTTATCATCAGCGTAAGTCTTAATGTCATGCTCCCAGCCATCAAGAATATCACGTAATATCACTGGGAAATCTTTTTTATGCCCCGGCCCGTCCAATAACGGTTCAATAGTATTCTGTAGAATGGTCGCCGTTTTATCTGTCTCACATAACAGGGCACAGATGATGCGACGCAAAATCTTCGCCTCGTATTCTTGCCTTACATCATGCTTTTCGCCGTCTGACATACGTTGTTGTTCTATTGGCGTCGGCCCACTTGGGAACCCAACACCAACATTGAGACTCCCAAAACGGCGTATATGTTCTGCGTCGTTATGCTCAATGCGAGAAGCTACTTCTCTAAGATACGCACAGCTCGAATTCATGTGAGTGTCCCTTTCTAAAAAACGTTCCCTACCCCCTCGTTAAAGGAGCGTCGTTCATTGAGCAATTACACGCTCATACATGCTCTCCCACCACAACAGGAACCCACCCTATGAGCACTCTTATGGGGGCTATCCCCATTTCCAAAACCGTTAAAGTCACCCCGTCAGCGATTACAGCCGCAGGCGGGGTGTCGTTTATCAACGGCCTGATCCTCACCAACAACACGCAAGCATTGCCGGATGGCAAAATCCGGGCCTATGGTTCCAGCGCGGCTGTGGCGGCGGACTTTACACCCGCAAGCATCGAAGCGCAGATGGCAAACGTGTATTTCTCAGGCTTCCGTGGCACCACACAAACGCCAAACACGCTTTATTTCTACGGCGTTGATCCCGCTTCGGACACAGACCCTGCATCTTTGATGAACGCGCTAACAGCCGCCACGCAGAGCTTTACCGGCTTCACGACAAGCTGGGAGCCAAGCCTTGCCCAAAAGCAAGCCTTTGCCACATGGACAAGCGCCCAGTCTGATCGCTACTGGTATGTTCCGTGGGATACGGATGAACAGGCGCTCGACCCGCAAAGTGGCGCAAGCTTTGGCGCGTGGCTGAAAAAGCACTCACCAGAAGGCACAACCGCCATTTATAAAGACCCGCTCGTCTCCGCCCTTTGCCTCGGCTGGATGGCGTCTCTGGACTTCAGCGCGACCAATGGCCGCACAAATCTATGCTTTCGCCGCAATGGGGCCATCACGCCCGCCGCGATTGACGGACAACATGCTGATGCCCTCATTGCCAACGGCTATTCCTTCTACGGCGCAAACGCGAACGGTCTTGGCGACTGGCAATGGGTCAGCAATGGCGCGGTGTCAGGCCAGTTCCTCTGGGCTGATAGCTATATCAACCAAGTCTGGCTCAACGCGTCCTTCCAATCTGACCTCATCAATCTCCTGCTTAATGTGGGGCAAATTCCTTACAATACGCAAGGTGACGGGCTTATCAGTGCGGCGGTGCAGAACACCATCAATCAAGCCGTCAGCTTTGGCGCCATTCGCCCCGGTGTGGCGCTGACAGACCTTCAAAAACAGCAGATTGACGGTGCAGCAGGCACGTCTATCAGCGATACGGTGCAAACGCGCGGCTGGTATTTCCAACCCAATGCCTCCTCAACCCCCGCCTCTGTCCGCATCGCACGAGGCAGCCCGCCTTGCCGCTTCTGGTACACCGACGGGCAATCTGTCCAATCCATCAACCTAGCCAGCCTTGAGGTGCAATAATGGCCACAGGTCTTCTTACCTCCGCCGACGCCACCTTTGTGATAACCGTCCAAACGCTCTTCAACGCGCCCATCACCCTTGAGAACTGGGCAGCCGGTAAAGGGTGGGACAGTCAGTCTCTCAAACTTGCCGATACGCGCATATCGATGGACGGAAAGCTCAACAAAGGCTACGTCCCGTCTGCCTTGGACATGACGCTGCATTTCTCGCCCAATTCCAACACCTACAAGCTGTTTGACACGATCGCGACGGCTGCCCGTCAAGGACAAACTGTCTATGTCCTCAATGGGGAGATCACCCTTAAAGGGCTGGGCCGGAAATATACACTCATTAACGGCGTCTTAATCGAGTATAACGCCGTGCCCAATGCCAGCGAAATGCTGGACGATGTCACGGTGCATATCCGCTGGGAAAGCATCCTCCCAGCAGGTGTGTAAAGGAGAGCCGTCATGAAAAGCATCGAATGGTCTCCCACTACGGGGGCTGATAAAGGCAAGCGCTTTATCATCACGCGTATGAGCGCCTTCGCTGGCGACCGCTGGGGGCGCAATGTCGTGCGCTCCCTTGCCCGCTCTGGCAGCCGCACCCCGCGCGAGGCGCTGGAGGTCGGCATTGCAGGGCTTGCTGGGCAATCAATGGCCGTCTTCGGCAATCTCACAGACGAAGAGTGTGACTACGCTTTCCAAGGGCTGCAAGACTGCGTAACCATCGACCGAGACCCAAGCAACGAAGGCGTCAAGCCTGCGCCGCTTACGGAGATGGATATTGACGACCCACAGACGCTCCCTGACCTACGCACGGAGGCGTTTAAGCTTAATGTGGATTTTTTAAAAGCCGCGACTTTCCAGATTTATCCGTTGATCGAGGCTCTCAGGCCGACACTGGGTCTCAACGATCCAGAGCCGCCGCACGCTGCGTGAACTTCTCCGCTCCGATGGCCCTTGTCATCGGCAGCGGCCTCGCAACTCTGCATGAATTACAAACGATCTACGACACAGAAGACCTCTGGGATCTCTGGGAAGTCGCGGCTGTGGAGCGCGTAAATGGCAACCGTTACTGACTCACTCATCATCACACTCGGTCTTGATGGCTCCAACCTTGCCAAAGGGGCCAAGCAAGCTAAAGAGAGCATCGGCAAGCTTGAAGAAGGCACCAAAAATACCGGGGAAAGCCTCAAGAAGACCGGCAAAGACGGTGCCGACGCGTTCGCAGCCTTCCGCCGTGAAGCCGTCGGGGCGCTTGCCCTCTTCACCGGCGGAAAGTCCCTCATGGGCTTTACTAAGGACATCACAGAAGCCAACACAGCGCTTGGCAACCTCTCCCGCCAGCTCGACATCGCCCCACAGAAGCTTACACAGCTTCATTATGCCATGCGTAGCGTGGGCGGGAACGAAGGAAGCGTGGATAGCTTTCTGCAACGTATCCAGTCGATGAAAGTCACACCTGAAGGTCGCGCCGAACTTACCAATATAGGAGCACAACTCGGGATTAATTTCCTCGACAAGAACGACCATGTGCGTGGGGATATTCTTGAGCAGCTCCATCAGTCCAAGGCGGTGCAGAGCCATGACCGGGGATGGGTTGACGCTATCCTTGCAAGAGTTGGCGGGAACTCCGACATCAGCACTCTCGCCACAAGCCGCGATTTCTCTGAGAATATGAAGCACTATGAGAATATCGGCCCAACAAATGAAGACATAAGGCGGGGGCAAGAGCTCCAAAAAGACTGGACTGAACTGCAAGCGAACAGCGACAAGCTCATGCGGCAAGTTTATAGAGACCTAGAACCATCCATCCACAACTTCATCCAATCCCTCATTGCTCTTGAAAAGGCCCACCCAGACGAGATTGCCCATGGCATAAAAGACATGGCCATTGCTCTTACCATCATCTCTGGTCTGCTAACCGCACGCGGCTTTTTGTCGTCTCTGAAGGTGATTGCGGGTGTGGCTGGGAAAGGCGGTATTGTCGGCATCGGAAGTTTTCTAGGTCAAATCGGAATGCTTGATACCATGTATCACATTGCGAATGATGATTCAGAATGGCGATCTCTTTCCGCAGAAATGGCCGATGAGATAAGGAAACAAAAAGAAAATAATCGCTATAAATCGCCAGAAGATCAGAAGAAAATTAAAGACGCACTCGATGACGCGCAACGCCATGCAGACGGGAATTATACCACATGGGGCGACATAAAAAGCCTGTGGGAAGCACTCCCAAGCGTCATATCAAAGGCAGAAGCACATCCAACTAACAATACATCAACCCCACAAAACGACACACCGCCGATTAAGGAAGCCGCAGGGATGGCGCGTGGAGAACGCAACAACAACCCCGGCAATCTTCGCTTTGCTCGCCAAGACGGCGCACGCCCAGAAGACCCCGCGAACCCCAAGCAAGGCTTTGCGGTGTTCAATACACCAGAAGAAGGGCTTTCCGCTCTTAAAAGGCAGCTCACGCTTTACAATACGCGCGACCATCTCGACACAGTCTCGGACATCATCAGCAAGTACGCCCCGCCAAGCGATCACAACAAAACAAAAGCCTACATTGAGACGGCCTCTCAGCGGCTTGGTGTAGAGAAGGATCAGCATCTCGGCACGCTGTCTCCTCGCGTGATGGCTGCCCTCATGCACGCGATTATTGGCGTGGAAAACGGCCATGACCGCTACGGTTCCCTCGTTGATCGCATTGCAGCTCAGACGCCCCCCAATAGAGCGCGGCAACGCACCGATCAGCCACCCAAGCCCCCTCCACTGACCCTCCCGCCTTCTTTCCTAAGTGCCCTCACGAAGACGGAAGAAGACCGCAAGAGCCAGCACGGAGCACTGGTGGGACGCCTTGCCGCGGCAACGCAAACAGCCGCCGCAACCTCGACCACCACGCACAACACGACACATAACAACACCACAAACGCGCCGGTTATTCATATGACCGTCCATAGCGGCAACACACCCCCGCACGAGATGGCCAAGGCCATTCATGACCGCATCACCCAAACCGTAGCCAGCAACGACAGAACACGCGTAAACTAGGAACACATCATGAAAATACTAGCAGGACTAGAAGGCACCGCCTCTGCTTTTGCAGGACAGGCGCTGGAGGGCTGGGATATTGCCCGCGCCGCCAAACATTGGGGTATCTTTAAACGCGAAGCAGAGACAGTGACGGAGAAAGGCGAGGACGGGAAAGATCAGGCCATCCCTGTTTACAATGCAACAAAAAACGAAAATGGCATTATTAGCAAACCAACTCGCTCCTACGTCTTCAAGAAAATCCTTGGGGCCTCCCATGTTGAAACGCTCGAAATAAGCAAAAGCAGCTCGATTAGCAGCGCCCCCCAAGAAGACGGAGCGTTCCTCTCCTACAACAAAGTAAAGAACCCCTATCAAGTCACAATTCGCCTCATCTGTGACGGGTCTGATAGCGGCAATATGTGGGAAAACATGCTCCCCGGCTTTGTGCGCGGCTTCATGGGAGACGGCATAGACGCCGTGAAACAAGCCTTCATTAAAGAACTCGACACCATCGTTGACGATACCGACCTTTATTACGTCTCCACCCCAGAGAAGATGTATAGCAATGCCAATATCATCGGCTACCGCATCCATCGCGGCCCTGATGGAACGTCCGATATGCTGATAGCTGATATTACTCTGCAAGAAGTCCGCCAGACCGGAACATCGCAATGGACTGCGAAATACCCCCAAGGTGCGAAAATGGTGGATATGGGACACGTCCAGTTGCAGCCTATGCCAAACGCACAAGAAGGAGAATCCGCATGAGCTTCATTGTCCCCCTCTCTTCTACTCCTTCTCAACAAGTCAGCTTTGAAATTGGCTCTTTCTCTTGCCGCGTTCAACTTCGTCAACTCTCAACCGGCCTCTATCTCGACCTCTGGATGAACGAGCAACGCATTCTGTCCGGCTGCCTCTGCCTAGACCGTGTGGAGATGATCCAAAACCCAGCCTCACCCTTCCCCGGAACGCTGATGTTTATCGACCAGCATGGCACGCAAGACCCCACCTTTGACGGCCTCGAGAGCCGCTTCCTCCTCCAATTTGAAGGACGCACAGCATGACCGACGAATATCTAACGTCTCGGGGCAATCGCCGTCCTCAATCATTTTCACGCAAGACGCTTGTCGTGACATTTAATGTAGTGAACGAGCGTGGGCTGACAGACCAGTTAACCCTTGATGAAGGGCACCGCATCCGTGCAACGATCTCCCACGCTGGAATGGGGATAGGAACAGAGCTTTCCCTAACGATTGAGGGGATGCGCCCCGACCTCATGAACAGGCTTTCTTTCGTTGCCAACCGCTCAAATATGGAAAACCCCACCGTTACCAATCAGTCTAGCTCTACTGTAGAGCTAAGAGCAGGCACCTATGGGAAGGCCCTAACTCTTGTTTTTACGGGCAGCATTCGCACCAGCTTTGCTTCCTTCAACAGCGGGTCATCTGTCTTCAACGTAAAAGCCCAAATGATAACCTTGCTGTCGGACTCTATCACAGACCCGATCAGCTATAGTGGTTCCGTCCCTGTCCCCGCCATCCTCTCCGACATTTGCACGAGCGCAGGTTTAGCCTTTGCCGACCACGGCGGGTGGAAAGATTGCCCCCACCTCTCCAATCACTACGCAGGAGGAACCGCCTTAGATAAAATTGCAGATGTGGTTCATGCCGCAGGTGGCACATGGAACCTCACCAATTTTCAAGACCGCTCCACTGCAGAAGGGCAATCCAGAACCGGCATCGTCCACGCTTGGGGGAGCGCTTACAGTGGCAATGAAGTTAAGAGAACCCTTCCCCTCATCAACCACCAAAGCGGGATGATCGGCTACCCAGAATATAACGATACAGGAATTTCCCTAGACTGCCTTTTTAGGCCAGACATCTCATTCTATGAACCGATAGAAGTAAGATCATCCCAGATGCCCGCCGGGTGGGAAGCCCAAGAAAACGATAAAAACCAACAAGGCCAATATATCGGGTCGTCTGTTTGGAATGGCTATTGGTTGCCTCTGTTTATCAGCCACGACCTTTCCTCCGAAGTGCCCAATGGCCCGTGGATGACCCATATTGAATGCCAACGTGTTGTAGGGAATATTGAATATGCCATCACCACACGCTAACAGCGCCCCTTATACGCAACACAATACAACCCCCCATGACATCAGAAGCTCTCTAAACGCCTTAATTGAGTCGCATATCAGCCAATTAGGCACGCCTGTTCTGGTTCGGGTAGAAACCGTTCAGAGCAGCGGCGTATCCCTGACAGGGAAAGTGGATGTGTTACCTCTAACGCAACAACAAGACCGTTTGCGGCGGCCCTACACACAGCATATCATCCGCAATGTCCCTTACCTACGCATACAAGGGGGCACATCCGCTCTTATTATAGACCCAAAACCGGGAGATATTGGCTTTATCGTCATCGCCGGACGGGATCAAACCAATGTCGTAGCAGCCCGATCTGTTGCGCCTCCCGCATCTTTTCGCCAATTTTCAATCTCTGATTGTGTTTATGTGGGGGGATTTCTTAATGAGGCCCCTAACCAATACGTGCAATTCACTGATGAAGGCGTTCGGATTGTCAGCCCCGGGAAAGTAGAGATTGAAGCCGCTTCTATCTCCGCTAATTGCGACATCACCACGACAGGGGACGTAACCGCAGGGAACATCTCTCTCAAAGGCCACACGCACGACGGCGTGCAGCCGGGAAAGGGAATAAGTGGGAAGCCTCAATAAAAACGTAACACCTTAAACGTCACAGGCGTTTGTAAGGTGCCCAAACCATTCTGATACTCGATAGGGTCAACGCCAATAGCGACTAATGGCGTCCCTATTTTGACATGTTCATCAGCTTCCACAACGAATGTATTCGCTACCTCACCGAAGAAGATTGTAGAGAGCAAAGCATTCGGCCCTATCCATTGGCGCGTGCCAAGGTTGGGCGGCATAAATTGGGGAAGCTCCATTGAAACGCACTTACCAACGTAAGCGTAAGGGTCTTGTCCAACAAAAGTAGGCTGAAAAGAAATGATCCGCCCATTGCATTTATCAAGAATATCTTGCCCAAAACGATTTATCGTATTCTGACGTTCTTCTGCTTCATCACGCCTCCTTTGCTCCGCTTCCTTCTGACGTTCCAAAGCCTCTTGATGGCGTTTGTTCTCTTCTTCCTGTTTCTCACGATCTCTTATCTGTATCTCCCCTAATCGTATATTATCTAAAATTATATTCTCTATATTTTCATTGTTATGAAGTCGTTTAGCACTAGGAATAATAATATCACTGTTAAACCTATTATCAAAAAGAGGACTTGCAAGAAGGTTAGCTGGATCATCACCATGAAAAGCTTGCGAGGCTTTCATCAGCGTAACAAGTTCTTGAGAGGTATATTCTTTATTTTGTATCCCACTCATAACCTTGCGGAAGTTCGCCCATTCTTGGGTATATCCTATATCAAGATTGTCGATAGGGAGTACGCTAAGTATGGCCTTCATATCCTCTGTTCTGGTGATACCATAGCTATTAAATACTTTGTATGCTTGATATGGCACTTCACCTCTAGGATCACTACACCCAACCAACGCCAGCATCGAGGCCGCTAATAGTGCTTTCTTCATTTCTCTGTTCCTTCTCTGCTCTCTCCATCCATAGCGGAGATGGGAGTTTTCGCAAGTGAGAGGGAAATTAGCTTTTTTCATATTTTTGCAACTCAGCCAAAGCGTCTTCTTCTTCAAGTTCGCTGTCATCAAGTAATCCGGCACCAAAGCAACAGCCGTCAGCTCCGAAATCTCTTGAGACATACTGCATTCTTGGAGTGTCACAGCCTTCAAACGATATATCTTCTCTTGGAAAATTTTCACTCAGAAGGGCAATCTCACCATTTTTAGTATAAAATATGAGGCCATTTTTAATAAATTCAATTTTTGTTACATTAACATGGAAACTTAAAATGTCAGAAAGTACGGCACGTAAATTTTTAGTTTGTTTGTATTTTTCCCGACACTGATAAAGTACATCTTCTATTGTGTCATGCCCTTCTAATGCTTGGTGTAATAGCTTTCTAGCGGCCTCAACTTCTGTTGGTATCTTATTTTTTGCCTGATATGCCCTAATCCTACCTAGCAAAGTTTTAGGCAAGAGATAAACGCGCCTCTCTGCATTAGCATTCTTTGACTCTTTTTTCATACATCGCTCCCTTACATTTTATGTCACCATTCTTGCCAATGATTCCAAAAAGTCTATTGACATTTTTTGTATTAATTTTTAATGGAAAAAATGTCACACATTGAGTGACATTAAGGAGTGAAAATGAACGATACCGTTGCAATGTCATTTCGTATGCCGCGCGAAGTGCTTCGATACCTCAAGGTTAGAGCGGCAAAGAACGACCGAAGCGCGAATAAAGAGCTTACCGCTCTGCTACGTAACCTACAAAAAAAAGAAGCAGAAGAGTCACAGCTTGGCGGCAAGAACTCTTCTGCTTCTGAACAATCAGTCAAGGAGACCAATCAATGACGGACAATAACCTAATCCCCTTCACATTTGAAGGAAAAGATGTACGGGTCGTTACACAGAACAATGAACCTTGGTGGGTTCTGTCTGATGTGTGCAGCGTTTTAGAAATTCGCAATGCCCCCGATGCAGCAAAACGGCTCGATACGGACGAAAAGTCCACTATCGTTATTACCGATAGTGGGAATCTCAACGCTGAAAGAACCATCATAAACGAGTCCGGCCTTTGGTCTCTCGTCCTCACCAGTCGCAAAGCAGAAGCCAAGCGCTTCAAGAAATGGCTTACCTCTGAAGTCATTCCCTCCATCCGCAAGCATGGCGGGTATATGGCAACGCACCAAGAGGACACCCCCGAAACGCTCATGGCTCGTGCCCTTCAATTGGCAGACAAGACGATTAAGGATCGCGATGCACAACTAAAGGATGTACTCCCCAAAGCCAGCGCCTTCGATGAACTCGCCAACACAGACGGTCTCTTCACTCTCCGTGATAGCGCCAAACTGTGCGGGTGGCCTGAAAAGCTTTTCATCCAGAAGCTCGTGCAAAGCCCGATCAAGTGGCTTTATGTGCATTCATCCTCTGGCCGCAAGCTCGCTTATGCAAAGCCAATTAAGGACGGGTATATGGATGTAAAGCAGGTCACGGTCTTCCATAAAACCACGGGTCGGGAAACCTACGGCCAGCCCATGATTACGCAAAAAGGCTTAACAAAGCTTTCTGCAAAGATAGGCGTGTTCGCC